ATTCACGAAACCGCCTTCCCATTTGAGAATCCACGGCGCTAATTTATACACATTCGCCATTTCAATTTTCCTCCTTATTCAATTAATACCCATTTTGCGGTTCTCTATCACCGCACTTCTTTCTCTCACACCGTTTCAGTGCCAGTTCCAGTTTCAGGTCAGAATTAGTCTCCTTCAGTGTAAACAGCTCATCCTGTGCCTTACGGAGCCGGTCAGTCTGCTCCACAAACCGCTGTTCCTTCTCCGAAAGCTGCTTCTGAAGGAACTCGTTGTACTCCCGTAATGCCTTGAACTCCTCGACATCCGCATGTGCGTCCTCAATACGCGCGTTGGTCTTACGGGACATCCACCACTTGATAAGCTGCTTGATGCCCTCGATGCCACCGAGTGCGGTCACCAACATAACCCAATCATTCATATCCATTTCACCAATTCATTTAATAATCTACTAATAACCATATCTTTGTCCGACACCGCACAAATGTACATCAGACGAAATCAAACAAGTTGTTGAATTACAATTTTCCACTGACATTCCGTGACAGCAAAAGTAATTGCTTCCACAGCCTCGAAAAAGGACATAAAAAAAGAGCTCGATGACAACGTAAGTTGCCACCAAGCTCTTGGTGTTTATATGCATTTCTACAAGCAAATATAGGAATTTATATTTGAAATCCGATTACTTATTGCATCCTTTTTAAATGGTCATCCAATGTTTTAGGATTGCATTTCAATTTTCTACAAATGGCAGCTTTAGAATATCCGTATTCAAGCATAGTTTTAATCAATCCTTCTTTGCCCGTCAGCTTGTAATGCGAGTTATGCCCACCCTTATGCCGCCCTAATTTCTGTCCTTCGGCAACACGCCTGGCAAGACCTTCTTTGGTCCGTTGCGAAATCAAATCACGCTCAATCTGAGCTGACAGACCAAAAGCGAAGGCAAGTATCTGAGACTGTATATTGTTACCCAACTCATACTTCTCCTTTACAGTCAGAACAGTGATTTTTTTTTGCATGAGAGTGTTTAGAATGCTCATCACTTCCATCAGACGACGCCCAAGACGACTAATTTCAGAGCAAATAAGGGTATCGCCCTTCTTGAGCTTCTTTAGTAAGGTGCCAAGCTTCCGTTCTTTTGCAGACTTGGTACCGGATATGGTTTCCGACACCCATTTGTCTATTTGCAGTTCTCTTATCTTACAAAACCTCCCTATCTCAAATTTCTGATTCTCAACTGTTTGTTTATCTGTACTGACTCTAATATACGCGTAAATCATTTTTCACGCAAAGATATAAAACTCAATTACAAGGTAGAAAATAGCACATCCTTATAAGATGCCTATCCAAAGTTATCGGATTACATTGCAGCCTTCTACAAATGGCAGCTTTGGAATATCCGTATTCAAACATCTTTTTTATTAGCCGTTCCTTTCCAGTCAATTTATAATGGGAATTCTGAACACCTGGTTTTCGCCCAAGCTTCATCCCCATGGCTACCCGCCTGGCAAGTCCGGCTTTGGTTCTCCTTGATATATCTTCTCGCTCCCTTTGAGCAAATAAGACCTTTAAAAACGTATCTTGCACAGAATCTGAATCATCTTTAATAAGCTTGTCATCACGGATTTCTACAATATTGGCTTTGGCAATCAGACAATGAGATATGATAGCTATAACCATATACGCACAGCGTCCAAGCCTTGAAAGTTCCGTAACATATATGGTATCGCCTTTGTCTATCGTATTCAGTATCTTGCCTAATTTCCGTACATTGGGATGCCTGGCACCAGACACACTCTCTTCAATCCACTTATCTATAATGAGCCCCTTGTGCTTGCAGTATTCAGTTATCTCGTACCGTTGGTTTTCAACGGTCTGTTTCTCACTGCTCACTCTGATGTAACCGTAATTCATAGGATTCTGTTTTTCTCCTTTAAAAGTAAGAATTTATATGCAATTAATAAAGCATCGAACATAAAGTTTTCATAATCCGGAGGATTCGCCCCTTAAATATATTAAGTATGGCAGAGAAGCAGGATATTAGAGAAGAGCAAATGACTGTAACCAACAGTGTGGATTATCTGCGAGGCTTGAAAGGAAATAACAGCGTGTTGATTAGCGTATTAAATGCTATATCGAATAAGGCAATTGTTAATAAAGGACATGTTAAGACTGACGTCCTTAATATCGTCGGGAATTATGTTGCATATTCAACATCAGATATTGATGGCAGTGGAATAGATGGTTGTCTTATCTCGATAAATCCGACCGGGCTTGAAGGTGCACAGATTAAAGTTGCATATAATATGAGCATAATTAAAGTTAGAGCTGCCTATAATGTCGATGGAGCAGCGAAATGGTCAGATTGGAAGTCAATAACTATTACTTGAGCTAACTATTTATTTCCTCCTTTCGCTTTTCTGCCATACTCTTTGCCCCTTAAATGTAAGGAAGATATGGCAGAGAAGCAGGATATAGCAATGAACCAGTTTCCGGTAGTCACAAGTATGAAGTATGTGTATGGGGAAAAAACAGATAGTGGGCAAGCTAAGATGGAGCTTCCCTCATTAAGTGCATTACTGTCTATTAAGGGAATTGGAATCACATCTTTAAACGATTTGAATGAAGCATACAAGGTTTTAAATGAAGGTTTAAGTGTTGTTTATATAGGAAAGACAGAAAATTCACCGATAGAATATGGTGTTTGTATTCATGTGCAGCGTTCATCTAAAGGAGATACCAGTGGTAGCCAATTTATCTTTCAGATGGTAAGCGGAAGGCTCACGTATATCAGAGAAGGCTATAGCAATGGGGATGCCATCCTTTATACTAATTGGAGGCAAATATAAATTACCTATAATAAAGCAATTTATTCATTCTACTTTTTCTGCCTTATCTTCTGCCCCTAAAATGTAAGAATATGGCAGAGCAAGATATAAGAGAAGACCAGATGACTATAACTAATACAGTGGATTATCTGAGAGGGATAAAGGGTAAGGACAGCATACTTATCGCTCCCGGTAATTTGTTGAGTGCACTGTTTCAATATAGAGGTATAGTTCAAGATGCAAATAATTCTCTTGGTGCTGGCTACTATACAGTTAATAGTAGCGCAATTCCTAATATTCCTTACGCAGGATATGGTATTTTGGTGGTATTTAAAGCTTCTAACTATATTATTCAGTTATATTTATATGGTGATGGCATAAAACAAAGGAAATCTCCAGATATAGGTGTTAGTTGGGGAGATTGGAAGTCTATAACATTTACTTAATCAGAACGCTTTATTTACCCTTTCGCTTCTTTGCCTTATCTCTTGCCCCTTAAATGTACAGAAGTATGGCAGAACAAGATATTAAGGAAAATGAGATGACTGTAGCCAATAGCGTAGATTATGTACGAGGATTAAGTGGTAAAACAAGTGTATTAATAGCATTGTCCACATTACTATCGAAGACTATAAAAAGTGTAGGTAGTGTAGGCGATAATGATTTGAAAAACGTTGGAATATGTTTCGGGTATTCCTTCGGAACAAATGACGGTTCAGGCATTAATGGCATGTTCTTATCAATAGAAGTAGTGGGATATTATTTTCAACTCAAAGTATCATATACTGGAGATTCTATAAAATTTAGAGTATATAATTATAGAGACAGTCTTTGGACATCTTGGAAATCTATATCTTTTACTGAATAAAGCTTTGGAAATGGCATAACCTTTATGTTGCCGTGTTCTTTGCCCCTTAAATGTGTGAGATTATGGCAGAGAAGCAAGATATTAGAGAAAATACGATGAGTGGTGGAACTCCGGCACGGCTGCGTGGACTGGCGGCAAACGGCAACAGTATATCACCGACATTGGAAGAGGTAATGAATGCGATGGGAATATATACCTATAGCTTTACATTGGCGGCAAAAGAGGAAAAAGACCTTGGCGACTTGGGGTACGGTATGTATTTGCTTGCATCCCCCAACAATGCAGCAACTGCTATATTTGCTTTTGGTTCCTATTCAAAAGGTTTTGTGTCAGATGCAGGTTCAAATTTTTACTGTGATTATACAGATGGGACTAAAGGTGTTGCTTTCGGTCGAAAAACGACAAATGGTAGCTTTTTTATCAAAAACAACAGAAGCACTGAAACATACATAGTTTTAAAAAGGATTGGTACCTTATGATAGTGGTTCTGCAAGCCATGTGGATTTTCATTCTGGTTATGCCCGTTCCGGCCATCTCGGTCAGAACGGGCAGAATACTTCTTGTCAATGCAGTCCATTCATGGGGTAGACTGCATAAAACCTAAACACTTAACTGGAATAATTGGCGGCATTACCCACCAAAAGCATCCGATCTTCACAGACCGAGAATACTTTCATTATTCCAAAGAATAAAATAGTATTAGTTAAGTAGTATATCGGCTAACTATACAAAGTTACAGTATTTAGTCGGAAACAGCAACCATCTAAGTAAAAACATCCCGATACTTCACAGACCGGGATGCAATGCCAAACAAAGAGAGTTTCCGAATGAAAATCAATATGAACAAAATGTCTTTAAACCTTAATGCAACTAATACCTATTGTCTAACCATAACAACTACAAGTTACTGATAACTTTTAAGACATAAACCATAGTACAAAATTGATACCAGAATGATTGCGCAACAATATTGCATTCATTTTCATTAATATAAGGCAAAATCCTCTTTTAACAATACTGTGGAATATTGTGGAGTGCTCCACGGTATTGTGGAATAATTCCACAGTTTTAAGTAAGAGTTACTGACTTCCATTCGCTCCAATTCCCATTCCAGCATCGTCTTACATACATTCCTATCATATTTTCTGGGACAGCTATTTGATACAAAAACACTCCTTCTGTTATATATTTTGCTCTATGATTTGAGTATATGCCAAAAATAGTATCTGATGAAATGGGTGGATGATTAATAGTATCAGCGTTAAACATGCCAGAAATTCCATAATCTGTTTCGTTATTCAAATCTGCAGCATATCCTTTACCGAAAGTTTCTGCCACCTCTTGAATTGTCGGTGATATGCTATTACCATTTGCATCCAGCCCACGCAGCCGTGCTGGCGTTCCACCAGCCATCGCATTCTCTCTAATATCATCTGCCATAATATTCACACATTTAAGGGGCATAATTTCCGGATGGAAATATTACCCGATTTAACATTTTAATAATTAACTCGTTTTGTAAATTATAAATCAAAATTTTCCGTAATATCTGAAGAACTCAAAAGGAGTTCTCACATCAAGATAACCGTCTACCTCTTCGTTGGCTTCCGCTTCCATTTCAAACGCGGAATTTCCGTAAGCCTTATCACCTACATTTATCCAACACCGGTTACGGCATAAGTGATACATGTAGGATATTGCGTACTCCACACCATACTGGAGGTAGAACCACAACGGGCATAGCAGATATACCCATAAGTTGAATCCGGTAAACAGCATGATTACCGTCAGCAGCACAGCGGATGCAATCATGCATTCCTCCCATTGACGCACATGAATCGCCTCATGGTTAAGTGTACTCTGCTTCATCTCCTCCTTGCTTTTCTTGGTGAAGACGAAACATCCCAATGTGATGGTGTTGTAACCCTGCCACAGCAGCCATTTCGCTAACTTGCTTTCATAAAAAACTTTCATACATCTTTCCATTTATATTAGTTTGTTAATTAACCGGGTTTTCGTAATCATGGTCACCCAAATCAGCATACGAATACGAAATGCCATTTTTATTGGTTGAAATCCAGACTCCTCCCAATGATATGAATTCATAAACACCAGGCTCTGTGATATGAGCTTTATTGCAATAATGGTATTGACCGTCAACCAACTCCATATCATTAAATCCGTCCGATGTTACAACTGACACATAGCCATATGTGCTCCCTGAAGAATTATTATATATGATCAAGGATATTTTCATACCCACACATTGGGCAGAGCTGGGAAGCATGTATTCACTTTGGCCTATTCTACTGGGACGCCCATTGCCAAAATCCGAACCAAAATTGGGGTTCAGGTAAAAGTAGCCTTCATTGGAACTAAACCCATGTATCTTTATGAATGCCGCTGTCGCTGTAATTTTTCCTTGAACATTGACTTCTCCAGTCTCACCATCAATGCTACAAGTGACATTTCCATTCTTATCCCTTGCCAATACGTTCTGTACCACCAAATCATCCACAAGGATTTCATCAGCACGTATTTTTCTCGCTAAAGCCATATCCATAGCTACAAACATAAACTGCTGTGCCGCCTCCCAATTCGCATCACCGTCTATCGAGGTGGGTGCGACAGTGACCGACGTACCGTAAGCCCGTACCCGAAACGGAATGGTGCGATTGTTGAATGTGGCCAGTACGATGTCATGGTAATCTTCATTCCAGACATATGTGTTGCCCTTGGCGAAAAAACCTCTCGGACGCGGCTCACTGGCATCCCGTCCGCTTGAACCGTCATAGCTGACACCCACGGACATCTCCGCAATGAAACTGTCATTCCATGCCGAAGCGTCAGCCTGGCTCTGGTAACAGCGGACTGAAAACGTTGAATACCCTGCAGAAGCGTTGACCGTAATCTCGGAAGCCCTCGAAGGCCCTGCGATGGCGCTCCATATCCCGTTGCTGTACCCCCGTGCGGTCAGATATCCGTCCGGATAAGTCAATGTGGCGCTACCAAGCGTCCGCTTGGCATAGACGCGGAAAGCTGAAGGAACAAGCGAACCGGCATTGCTCACCCGTATATTGCTGCATGTACTGATGAGATAGACCATGCCGCCGTCTGATGTCAGTTGTTCCCATTCGTCGGTGTTCACTTCTTCGGTAATAATATAACCGTAGGACTTGCCGCCGTTCTGGGTCTGAGTGATTCGCCTCCCGTCATGAGTTGTCTGAGTCCATAGAGGTGGATTCGAAGTGTCAACCTTTGAGAGCCAGGAGCGACTCCCCATCGTACAGATGGTGAGCTTTTTGTATGGAGTATTAGCCGTGCGCCACTCACCGCCAGCCTTGACGGATTCGCCGTCACCGCCAGGTTTTCCTGGATTACCGTCGTTGCCGTCCACAACCATGGGTATAGTTTCCCGGTCCACGACCTGCCCACCCACGTAGAACACGAACTGCAGCTGCGTCGTGAAGTTCTTCGGGGAAATGGCCGTGCCGTTCTGTATCTCGACCTCCGAACCACCGTCCTTACTGTATTTCAGCACACCGTCAGTCGTGATGGAAGTGGTACCGCCTACAGACTTGGTGCGTGTGCATGACACGCTTGCCACACTGTAGGTACCATCCTTCCGCTTGCTTACTGAAGATACGGAAGGCACCAGCCTATAGAGTATCGCATCACTGCCCGGATTACCGGCACGTACACCGGCAATGGTGAACACCAGCTCACGGCTTATATCCGTATCCTGTACCGTAGCCGTAACGGTTATCCTGACCTCTGAGCGTGCAGGCATCGAAATGCCGGAAGCCACGGTAAACGCTATCACACCCGTATTGACATTGTAGCTTTCCGTGACACCGGCAGGCGTCACGCATGAGATGGACTTGAGCTGTAGCTTCTTCGTACCATACCACATGCCGACGGTTGTATTGAGCACGGATTGCGAAACAGTCTTTCCCTCGTATGTCAACGCCACACTCTCCATCTCATTGTCGAAATCGGCTACAATGGCCGACTCACCGTCAAAGCCCCATTTGGCCCAGATGGCGGCCGGACTGAACGCGCTCCATACACCGTCCTTCTTAGTTCGGCAGCAAGCCCACTCGTATGGCAGGCTCTCGCTCACCCCAATCGGGTCATCATGCCAGCCGGACGGCACATAGTCATCCACCTGTGATGTGGCAGGGGTTGCCGGAGCGATATTTTCCGCAGTATGCTTAAAAATCCATTCATAATCCCTACCGTCACGCCCGTCCTGGCCGTTCTCCACCAGCAGCTCATACTCAGCGGTATTCAAGTCCCCGGTAATGGTATAACCGTAGGACTTGCCGCCGTTCTGGGTCTGCAGGATACGGCGCCCCTCATTGGTCGTCTGAGTCCACATCGGAGGATTGTCGGTACCATCAGGAGCGACACATAAAAACACACGTCCGGCCATCTTGGTAATACCCATGTAAGGTATATGCTTTCCGGTTTCCCATTCACCGCAATTGGTAATGCTTGTACCGTCTGCACCCTTGCTGCCAGTCACACAGATGGCGTTCGTTGTGGTACTTGTACCATCAGTAAAGACTATCCTTGTCCGGGTCCAGATATACCAGCCGTTTTTCCACGCCGGAGAGTCTGTCTGCCACTCGCCTCCGGTTGTGGTGGCCGATGAAGAGGAAAGGTAGTATTCTTCGGTAATGGACTTGATGCCCTTGCCGTCGGCTCCCTGCCCACCACTGATACAAGCCGCTTGAGTGTACTTGACTTCGCCATCAGAATAGACAATCTTCGTCCGCGACCAGATATACTTGCCGGCTTCCCATTCAGGGGAGGTAGTCTGCCAACCGTCCACCGGGGCAATGACATTAGACACCGATATCGCGTATTCCACATCGGTAGACTTGATACCCTTGCCGCTTTCTCCCTTGGCCGCATATTTCAGCCAGTCGGCATTGCCGTCTGCCGGTTCTGTAGACGTGCCTTTCTCATTGACACATATCCATGAGCTGCCGTTATGCGTCACCTCATCATAATAGGCATACTTCTCACCCTTTTTCCACGTACCTTTAAATAGCGGTACCCGGAAAGCCTCGCCGGTGATGTCATCCACCTGGAATATCTTGCCGGACATGATGACGTGGCGAAAAACAGCCGAGTAGTTGTCGGCCGGAATGCCGTGAACTGTTCTGCCTTTCTTCTTGCCAATCCACGACATCTCTTGTGCCGGCTCGACATCCCAGGTATTGGCGTGGTCGAAGAAAGTGATGCAGTTGTTGCCGTTAACCGTATCAATCAGGATGTACGTCTGCCGTTCCGGGTCTGTAAAGTTACCCGTCTGGGCGAGTACCATCGCATCCCCCGGCTTCCAGTCGGTACCCGGTTTCGGCGTCATGACGAATGTCTTGGCAGTGTAATCGGCAGAAGTCACCCGGAACTTCATCTCCTCGAACCCCTGCAGCTTGCCTTCGGCGTTCTTGGTGACGAAGTAGGTGGTCAGAATGTCATCCACAAACTGGCTCAGCCCGTCGGCATCGGTCAGGTCAGGAGTTATGGTGTAGCTGCCGTCACCGTTGTCGCTCCATTCCTTGACCGTACATCCGCCTCCGGGAGAGGCGCACATTCTGCCTTTGAAATAGGTCACACGGTTATAGGCAATCTCCGGAACAAACAGACGTTTGCGGAAAATGCCCTCTTCCATTTCAAGGATGCCATTCTTATCGATACAACCTCCGGAAATACCGGTGATAAACTCGCCGAACTTGACCCAATCTCCGAAGGTTATGGGGAAGGGGGTGCCGTCAGCCTGGTCTTTTCGAAGGAACACCTTTGATAATTCTTCGATGCTCATTCCTTGTTGAATGAGTTCAAGAATGCCAATAAATGTCCGTCCAACCCTCTCTGCGGTATTCTCTCCCTCAGAAGAGGCGTTCCTTATCTGTAGAGCAAGTTTCCTTAATATGTCAAGTGTATCAGGCATTATTCACCAAGTACTCTAAAAGTTACACGATTAGCATTAATCCCTCCACTTCCCCTATACAGCGGAAAGTCTTTTTTATTATCATTCAAATACCGAACACATTCTTTCATATACCTATCAGCAACAGAGAAAGCATCATTATAAGCCATAAGTTTCTCCTTAAAATCAGAACGCGATGAATATTCGTTATCTTTATTGACAAATCCAAAACGGGTGACATTTCCATCTCCATTTTTCACGATACGAGCATAGGTATAATATGCCAATGTCGTTTTCAGCCCTACAAAGGAACGTTTGCCTCCACATTCTATGGTATAAGAACTACCATTAAGCAACTCACTATAATTTTCCGGATGTTCTTTCACATCTAAGAATAAAGCATCACCCAAAGCTGACTTCAAATCAATGTTCTCCGACTCCCGAATATATGCCTCTATCTTTTCCGTATCGATGTGTATTGACATCGTACGAGCCAACTTATAGACCTCATCTGTTGTTATTAGACATCGCAGCATTTCTTATATATTTAAGAGGTTGTACACTAAAGTCATTGGAAGGATTGAGAGGTTCATACCAATGCGCAAAAATTTTCTGAAAAGCCCGTTCAATCATGCGTTGTTGCTTTGACACAATAGAGTTATAGTATTCAAAAGCATCTTCCAATATATCCCCAGAAAAACCAACCTTACCAATCCGGATACAATACCAAGGCTCCTGCCCGAAAGCCGAATAAATACGTTCAACCACACTGGCATCAGTAACGGTAAACTCCTTATCATAATTTTTAGGACTAATATCCACAAACTCCGGTTTTTCTTCATCAGATTCCAAGGTTACCTCTAAGACCTTTGTCGCATTGGTGTCTCCTTGTAATTGCACGATAGTATCAGAAAAACCAGTATCTTCATTAGTCCTATCCTCTTTTATAGGATTTCCGTTTTCATCAAAACGTACCGAAGAAGCACCTTTCTTTGTAATTATCATCCCGGAAGGCATGAAGTTACAACGCACATTACGATACTTCACATTGGCTAATCCCTCATCCGTACTCATTTCCGTAATCACACGGTCAGCTCTTCCGATAGGATACACGAATTTCCCTGTGTTGCTAATCCATAGTATCTGCCCCTTATAGTTTTCAATCCCTCCGGCAGCCCGAATTTGCGCATAGACCACCTCCTTACGTGGATTAAATACATCTATAAACTCCACATTTTCTGGTATTACCTTTATGGCTTTTCCCTGACGGGTTTTCTTTCCTGTCCAATCCGGATGAACTGCGATTTTTGCGATATATCCGGATTCATCCTCCTCCAACAAACGGCAATTTTCAAAGGGGATGTGCTGTACTTCCACTATATCTGCGAACATATTATAATTAACATGTATCGCCATCCCATCGTAATCAGCAACATCCTTGCAGACGAAAGCATGGATGTCATCTGCCGTATCTCCACGGCGGTTAACCACATATTCAGAAAAAGCAACCTCACGAAACCCATTTCCCTCTATGAAATTGGCATAACGTTCTGCACATTCGCTACCCGTTGAACTCGCAGCGATGATATTTCTTAGATGTTGGGGATATAAATTATCATCACCGTAGCTTTGGATGCCAAGATTACGTAAATAGCCCGTGTCAACACGCCTATTACTCTTCTTCTTTAATTCATTTACATTCATCGTTCCGTGAGGTTATTCTTTATTTCACCGTTTCTACGGCTTCTATAGTCTGCTTAGAGTCAACTACAGATTGAGCCTCTTTAATATGAGCATCCAATACTTTAGCTGTAACTTTCTTCCCGTTCAGTTTATAAGTCTTGAACGCATCTCTCACAAACTCAGAAGTAGCACCTTCCACTTCAAAGGCTTTCACCAATTCTGAAACCAAAGTTTCATCCAATGGTAAAGCAGGACTCATCCGTCTTTCAACCCTTTTCTCCCAATCGGAAGGCGTTGAAGCAAAAAAGACTATCCCTTTAGGATTTTCCGCAAGATACCTTTCTGCCGCTTCGTCAGTAAGATTGTTGTTGGTGTACATTTCACTACTTCCAAAGCCTACTTGGAGCAATACACCATTTTTCAATGCATAACTTGATTTTTCTTTCATTTTTCCATATCTTTTTAAGTACGAATACATTTCAATCACAGCGTCACGATAGCAATCACCACATGAGGTCTTGGTAAATGTCCTACCAAGAACTTCATGAAACATCAGTTCAATGTCTGATTTATCAGAAGAAGAAAGGGAGACCTTATCCCCCAATCTCTTCAACTTATCAACCATCTCCAAGACAAGCATATTCCCTCCTATGCTGCCGGTTCAGCCGTCAAAGTGTTGACAGCAGTCTTAGTTGCTTCATAACTCGTCTTGAACAAGAATAATGCAGATTTAGGCGTTTTCTGCTCTTCCAAGGTAACAGCCCATCCACCTTCAGTATCCTCGCTATACTTATCGTTGTCGATAGCTGTAGCTGTAAGCCCTTGGTAGTAACCATACACCTGGAAAGCGGCATCACCAGGGTTTCCTTCTTTCTGTAAACCCTTATATTTATTCTCCAACACCACAACATAGGTACCGTTAGCCAATCCGTCAATAACATCAGCGCATACATCCGGATCGTTTGCCAATATCACAATCGCGACAGTATTGGTAAACGAACTACGATATGTGCCAGCCACTAATGAGGTCTTTGTACCCGTAAATGGATTTTTACCAGGAACAACAACCTTATAAGCCTTCTTCCCGGTTTTCATAGCCAGCGTTTCAATCACATTCTTTTTTGTAGAATTGAATACTGTGGCTGCAAAGTCCACATCCGCACGATTCATTATTACCCCTTCCTGCTCCAATCCTTGTACTACTGGATCATCACACGACGGAACAATATCTTTCTTTAAAATATCATCACATACTCCCATAGAATACCTCCTTTTGTCAATATGCTACTTGCACCAAGTTGTCCTCGCCAATCATAGAACCGAGTTTACCAGTAGAATAGATATAATTCTTACGGGGTTTTCTTTCAAACCAGATATCAAGGTCAGATATCGGGTTATCGCCTTCACAACCGTACATTAAATTGTCCGGAGAACATAGAACCGCACGGTGAGGAAGGTTCAGTTTCGTTTTATCGTTCTGATACGCTTGAATAAATCTATCCCAAATAGAACATTTTACGACCGTAACGCCGTCATACTCTCCTACTTCAAGGCCGTCAAAAATGACCGTCCAAGGCATAATAACCTTATATTTCTCCCTCACATCACGTGACAAAGAATCACATAATGATTTTGTAGCAAAAATTGCATGTCCGGACTTCTGGAAAATACGGCTATCCGCATCTTCAAGCATCGTGTCAAACACAGATGTAGCAGCCCCCAATTCTTTCATCTTGGACTTCTGCAAAGCATAAGATGCTTCAGAGTTGGCTGATATAACGGTATGCTGACCGGAATTCTCTGCACATATGGCAAACAGGCGTTTAAAGAAACCGTCACATGTCTTGAACAATTCTACATTCAATCCATCCGTAATTTGACCGGAACCGTCAATATTAGCGGCATCCTTGTCTCCAAACCAAGTGAAGCGCCATAACATTTTCATCATTGCTTCCGTCAGTTTTGGAAGGACAATCCCATCCATATATTCAGTAGAAGTAAGGTCCGCAATATTGGTACCGGTCTTCAAGCAGTACTTTGCAATAGTATTCTCCAAATCCTCATAGCACATTTCCAACGGAACTTGCCAGTCGCCAATTTCCCATACTTTCTGGGCGGCAGCGATAGCCACTTTTTGATATTCAGGGTCACATCCGGCACCTGCGATACCTACATCCTCCATCTCACCGATGAAGCCAACTTTCTTGCCATTGGTCACTTTAGGCATGAACGTCATAAAACGCTCCATATCCTCATTTTGAAAGACTGTCAGTTCAATCAAGTCTTTCAAATCCTTCACCGCCTGATTGTCTGGCGTCAATTTTGAAAAATCTAAAATAGGCATACTCAATTCTCCTTTCTTTACTTTTTAGTTCTCTTCTCCCTTTCCTCTCTCAACTTTCTTTGAATAGGTGTCTCCTCTGCACTTGCTTGTGTCTCAACAGTATTCTTGAAGGATTGGGTACGCAAAGAGACTCTATAGGTTGAACAATGTTTTGCTAGCCAATTCTCACCTCCTGCCATCTTTACAGCATTCAGTATCTTATTGTCCTCAACTGTACGGGCATTGGTTTTCAATGCCGCATTTTCCTCTTCAAGTTCTTCAATGCGCGCCTTTAAAGCTTCAATCTCCTCGTCACCGTTTGCTTCTTCCGGGTCTTTGATTTCTGTAATCACTCCGTCTGTTACAATGATAGTCTTACCATCGGGCATAACATGCTCGCCATCGGGGGATGCCGCATCTCCCACCTGCGGTTCTCCTTCTTCACGTTCCACCGTCAGTGTATTACCTTCGGCATCTGTCAGTTCCATAGATACTACCGGAATGTCTTCTATCTTCTGGTAGCCACATTTCGCAAGCAGTCTGTCAATGATAGATTGCTTTACCGTTACTTGTTTCTCTTTGTTCATTTTCTCACTATTAAGTTTATAATCAGTTCCTTTTGCTGTAGTCGGTATAAGAACATCAGATATAAATCCAAGTTGTTTTGCAACCTCACCGCCAAACCATGCCTCCTTGTTCATCTGGACCTCCAAAATGGTCGATTCAACTCCTGTCCGTTCAACATATACAGCCATCATCTTATCCTTTTCCGCTTCCAGACTTGACTTGATGGATTCTATAGTTTCAAGGTCCAATAAATCATCATATCTTGCCAAATATGGTTTGTGGATGAGAAACTTTGCATGAGGATAAGCTTTTCTGCGTTCAAGTGGAGCAGAAAGCAAAATGATGGTAGCCATAGAAGCACATCGTCCAACAACGGTACAAGATATTTCCTTGCCCGACGCACGTAATGCATCATAAATAGCATACCCCTCAACCGTATCACCGCCGCACGAATGGATTTCAATGTCAATTTTAGGGTCAGCCGGGTCAAGCCATGAAAGGAAGTATTGGATATCCGGAAACGAAAGCCCCTCGTCACCGGTCAAATACCAATTTTCCATTTTATCCTTATCAGCTACAATGTCCTTGTTAATGTATAATTTAGCCATATCACATAATTGTTTGTAACAAAGGTAGAAAACATGATACGGCTTGAAGAAAATAAGAAGTCTATTCCACTGACACGCTTTGTCAGCAACTTTTTCAAAACAAAAAAAGAGCGGAATAATTCCGCCCCCCCTAAACATCCACCTTACTTGAGAACTTATCTATTATCCGATAAATTGTCCTTTCCGCAATATTATACTCATCGGATAAATATTGCATGATATAAGTCTTTTTATGTCCCTCCTTTGACAGACGGACATATTCTTGATACACGGGAATATATTTCACATCCCCGACATCAAGCGAAGCATCCCCCATCATTTGAAGAAGACTCTTATTCAATATCAATAGTTCATATGCTTTCATATACTACCAAGATTTTCAACGTACTTAACCCTATTAGCAACAGAGGTAAACTCTTCCACAGAAACAACCGGAGCAGGCGCCATCATCATACCTTTTGCAACAGCTTTGGCCAGCATGTCCTCTCCTAACGCCTGATTGGAAGAAGCTGTTACATTAATGGGAATACCTCCTCCTATCTGATTGAAAGCCGACAATAACGGAGCAAACATCGAGGTTGCAGCAGCCGTCATTACACTTTCACCGTTGGACAACATAGCAGGTATGGAATCGCTTGTACCGGAACCTGGCCCTTCAACTTTACCTCCTTGTGCAAATTTAGCACTTTTCACCGATTTCATAGCCTTTCCCATAACAGTAGTTACAGATGCCACTACAGTACCTATCGCAGCAAGCATGTCAATCCATGTTGCAGATGAGCGGGTAGCTGTTTCTACGGCTTTGGCAATGGCTACCCCTTGTGCGATAGAAACCTCCGCAATAGCCAGTATTTTCGCCAACTGGGCCATATTCTCGTTATCTCCTGCCGCTTGTTCCAACAAATCAGAAAGATTCCCTGCCAAGACAGAAAGGGATTCACCTTTATTTTGCTGCATCTCCACTTCCTTGTCAATGACCGCCTGCTTTGCATCCAAGTATTCTTGGTCTGCAGCAAGCTGTCTGGCCCGGAATTCGGCATCACTCTCCTCTTCCATCCGTCTCAAGCTGTCTTTCAGTTCAAGCTTCTGCTGTTCCTGCATACGAAGAAGCTCAAGTTCACTATATCCATTCAATTTAGCTTCTGCCAATTCATTATCCAATCGAAGTTTGAGTGCATCAGCTTGTTTCTTTGCTGTATCATTCTCATGTTGAACGGACAAATCATCAATCTCTTTATTGTACTTCTCCGTGACAGCAAGCTTCATCTGTTCAGTAAGCTCTTTCTGACGAAGTTCTACGTCACGTTGGACAACAAGTTGCTGTATTTTGAGTTGGTATTCCTGCTCACTTCCAGCTTTTACGGATTCAAGTTGCAGAGAGATTAGTTTCTGCCGGTTCTCCACCTCCTTCATCAGTTGTTCTTCCGATAATTGCTGTAATGCATCATTTTTTTGCTGTTCAAGTGCAATAATCTGATTATTTATAGCTCCACGTGCTTTCGTTGTAAGGTCTTGTTCCTCAATCAAGCGAACACGCAAATCTTCTATTTGACGAGAAAACTGACGTTCTATCTCAATGGATTGTTTCTCTCTACTGTCCTTAACCAGCTTAAGCATTTCATCCTCAGCCTTACGAATTTCTGAAAGTTCTTTTTCTTTTACAACTTTAGCCTTATCTACTGATTCTTTCCGCATCGCATTTATTTTATTCTGGGTTTCCTTATTACGGGTATAGCTCTCCATTTCCTTTTGAGCTACGTCCGAAAAAACTTGAGAGAATTCCTTTAAATCTTTCACTGTACTTTCTGATATACCCAATCGGCTAATAACCTCATCAGCCGTTATTGCACCTTGTGCCATATCATCAAGCAATTTATTAGCTTCACCAGTAAGTTCTATTTGCCCAAGAAGATTTGCCAATTTCTTTCGGCCAATATCAATGCTTTCCTGCTGAAGTTTATTTTCCATATCGTATGCTTTTGTAGCCGCATCAGTACGCTCTTTCAGGCTTTTTGTAGTATCATCCGCAATGAGCTTCAATCTTTCAATCTCAGAGCGACTTGCCGCACGCTTCATATTAAGCATTGTTTCCGATTTCTCTAACTGTTGCAATGCATCATTCAGTGCCCACGCTTGTTTCGCATCATTTGAAATTTCTTTTCCAATACCGGAAAAACTATCCTTCATATCCTTTGCTGCGCCAGAAAAATCACCAGAGAAGAATTTAGCAATAGCTCCACCAAACTTTGCAATCCGGTCTATAATCACATCAATAATTGCCCCAAAAGAGGACATTACATTAGAAAGAAATTCAGTACCTTTTTGCGTTTTAGCCAACCATGCGACCAATGAGCCCAACAAAACAACAATAGTCCCAATACCAGTGGAAATTAGTGCAAGTTTCAACACTTTTAAAGCTGCAGATAACAAATTACTTGTTATAGCCGCTGCTTTTTGAGCACCAGAGAACATATTCGCAGTGACCGTTCCTGCTTTGTACTGGACTGTTATTTTAACCAATTCATCCTTCAAACCACCAACAAATTCCTTTGTACCTCGCAAGACGCTAACGCCACTGCGCAATATGGAAACAAAAGGTACTTGGGCTTCTGTAGCCTGAAGTATCGCATCTTTATAATTACCCACATTCCGATAAAAGCGCTGCGTTTCTTCTTCCGCACCTTTCAGTTCATCGGTAATGGCATTTATCTTATCTTGCAGCTCTTTGCCTTCGCCCCCCTCACGCTCTACACGACTTAATCTGTCATAAGCAGCGGTAAGATTGGAAAGCTCAGCCCGCAACCTAACAAGGCTTCCTTCCATCTCTGTCTGCTCTTTACGTTCATTTTGAATTTGTTTATTCAGTACACGGATGGCATCTGTATATTGTTGGGTAGCAACCCTATTTTCGGTTAATTTAATATTATATTCCTCCCTACTCATACGGCCTTTCTTCAAATCCTCCTTAAGAGTTTGTTCTACTTTTCGAAGTATATCCAACTGCGTACGATACTCTGCTATTTTACGGATAGCATCATCATACTTTACCCGAATTTCCAATATTTTTTCACTTGTATTGTCTTTCATAATTATACCTCCAATTGTAACAATTTACATTCACATATTCCCGTATCTTCTGCCTTAATGGAAATAATGGCATAATATCTACCATATTGGGCCAAGTAAATTGGAACAGTCATATCCAAGTCTCTCAACTCAATATCATTTATTTCTATCTTTTCTGTGATTACTTTAGGCATATAAATGACCTCACTATAACTTTTGTAATAAGAGTTAATCACAGAAGAAAAATCAAGTTCCTCAAATGTTCCTTTCAGAACATCTGCATCATCTGTACAAAGTAAAATTCTTGGCTCCACTTTCTCTAGAGAAGATTTACCATCACTGTCATACTTATATAACTTTATAGACGCAACGCCACCTGCCATATCAGTACCAGCAAATGGAAGCGTAAGAATATCACGCTCTGAATCCAAAGTGTAATCTAATACTTGTAATGCTCCATCATAAGAGCCATTAACCGTAGAGTCTTCTTTGTAACGCAGATAATTCAGCTGTGCGAAATCATTCAGCCTATATTCCAACATATTAGGTTTATTCTCCTTATAAGTAGCAACAACCTTTTTTGTCCAATCATATGCTCTTGTTTCATTTTCTTTAATAGTATCTACAGAAACAAACTCAATGGAATTTGAATCATTCTTACCAGGAACAGCAAAAACACCGAGAATTGCAGCAACAGCTTTAATAAAATCTATCTGTTTTATTTCGGGCAAATTTGCAATAATCGGGAAGTGCCCATATCCTGCATTTATCTCATCATCTATCGAAGGCATCACTTGATCACATATAGCTGTAATGCTAAATGAATTATCCATAGATATACCACCATCATCAATCCACCCTGCGTCAAGTAATCCAAACAAAATCTCCTTACTTTCCTCTAGCGTATCTGTCTCTATATCTGTAAAATCAAAATAGATAGTATAACTATTTGTGTTATGCCTCTCAATCTTGCTATAATCTATAGTTGCAATATCGACTCTTGTATCATCATCCATAATGTAATAAGCAACCAGACATGCTCCATTAGGGTATATAGAAGTGGATACATCAAACGACACATTACCATTCATCAAAATCTTCATATTCGGAGCATTAAGTTTAAAGCCTTGAATATAAATTTTTCCAGAACTACTTTTAAACTTGGTTATAGTCCCATAATAGCTTGAAAACGACTTATCTGCAAAATACAATTTTTCCGGTTCTCCCTTATCAAGACGTCCATGTACATAGTAACTAAACTCTGCATGTAATGCATTTTTTGCAGCATAACTTCTGCTATCATTACGAGTTAATAAGGGTACAAACAATCTACTTAACATAAAAGCGCGATTAGCAGGAAACGTAAAAGTGACACCATTATCTTTCATAATTTGTAACAAAATCCAGGTAACCTTACACCCAGGATGATACCACCCTGTTGTATCTTCCCGCCGTATACCATAGTCTACTTTAGGAATAAAAAAATTACCGGAAGCATCCCCTTCAAAAGAACCTACTTTCCAAAATACATGATAATCTGGAAAATCATCATCAGCAATGACCTCATAATTGTGTCTATCCTTCAAATCACGTAGCGTTTTATTTCCACTTATAATATTTGCAAATCTAGAGACATTACCCCATGAAAGAGCAAATTCAAAAACATCCGATGTAGACAATAAGACCGCAGTTGCGTTATTGAGTATCTCTATCCCGTTACGAAAATAACGAGCATTCAGTTTAATTCTAGGATAAACGATGTCGCATGAAGGTAAATCAGCATGCATGATTGCACACTGATTACGTATAGTATTCGGAAGTTTGATAGTATAAGAATTATTACTTATAATCTTACTCAAATCCGTAAATATATTACTTTTGAAATTGAGCGTTACTTTGGTATCATCATCCAAATCCATCAGTTTATCACCAATGAATAGCATATCGTTTCTCATAAGCTTTGTACTCTTGTTTCTGGTAATATGATTGTTGCTACGAAATCCTGTAATACAGCTCTTGTCTTATTGAAATTACCAACAGATACATTCACCGCCTTCCAGCTATCAACTCCATTCACATTTTTACCTGCATACATATCAACAACGGGTGACAACGCGAGTTGAAACAAGAAGTCAAACGTTTCAGAGTCCACTAAAGGAGCACACACCAACAATGTATTCTCTTCTGTTTTTCTCTGCTTACGTCCTGAACCTCCATGATAGCCATTAACATAGTTATAGTCTTGCATATTATTACGAATGAATTCACCATCATTGGCAATTTGTTTGCTCTCATCACCACGTTTAAACAACCAATAGCAATAAAAGCCATGACGATTTATCCAACGTAAATAAATTCCATCCGTGCATTCATCAACTAAAAGCCTCACATTTGCGGCCACATTCGTCAATGCGTGAAAAGTAAAGTCAAAGGTATTATCGAATACACTTGCTCCCGTACTAGTTCCAGGGAGATTCAAAACAACATCCCTATTCGCATCAATACCCTGCAAAGTAAGATTATACACTTTGCGGTCAGACAATATGATGGACGGCAAAACTTGACCGTCAGCAGTCACACTAACAGTACCGGCCCCCGCAGTGTACATACCGACCGTAAATGGTAAGTTCCTAAACCATGTTAGAATACGGTCACCATTATATCTTTCGCCGACTTTCATTGCGCCCCAAATAATAAAAGTATTAAACTGGAAACTTTCTCCGATAGTGCTATCAGACGTATACATATCCACTTCAACAGAGAACAGACGCCCAAGCTGACTATCTTGTGGAATAGAGGATTGATAGTCAATCTTGCCAAACTCCGTTGCATCAAAAGCCGATTGCATATAGAAAGACAGATCAAAGAAACATGCGGTTTTAAATAATGCACGTTTTTCCTTATATTCCTTTCCGGTAAGTACGTCGGTTATCGTTGCTTCCACCCATGCCCAAGTATATCCACTAATATTTATCACTACCGGATTGAAACAGAAAGATATTTCATCCGGATACTCGATTGTAGTATTTCCTATCTTATGCGTCCTCATTACTATGCAAATTTATATGTTGTACATCGTTCAGAAAAACACCAAACACACGGTCCATAATATCCCGTATCGCTTGTGTAACACTCGTTGAATATATATCCTCATGCGTTCCAGAGTGATAAAGCCTAGTACCCTCATTTGCAATCTTACGAGCTACGAGATAAGCAAACGATTTAGGTTTTTCTACTTGAATCCTCTTATCCACCACCCATTGCTGAATTATTTGCCAAAAACCTTTTGGGATTTTTCCCGGTCCGCGTCCTGTTTCCAGAACTCCAAAAGCCTGTCTACCGAATAAAACACCATGATTATCATCTACTACGACATGCAGGCTCTTGATGGTTCTTCCGCTTGCACGCTGTCCAGCTTGTATATGATTCTCAATGATACGCTGCCGAAGTTTATCCAACTCCTCGTTCAGTATATCTTTAACGTCCTTTCTTCTGTCTTCCATAACTAACACATGGGTACTCCTTGAACCTCTTTCAGTTTCAATTCTATTACTATTCCAGTAACATTTACATCCAGCTTATCATAGAAAACGGAATAAGGGACTTCATCGCTTACCCACTCAAACAGCCCGCTCCTATTCAACTCACGGATAAATTGAACTGCATACCCTTTGCACCTCTCAATAACCTCATCATTCTCCACCCCGTCAAAATCAAACGCCGTCTTGTCTACAAAAGCAATCATGCAATTTGGGCAATCTCTTAACTGAGTCCTTGATATGACGAACTTCCCAGATGCAGGAAGCAGATTTATAATGGCCGGCAATGGCATCTTATCCAGCCGAACGTTGGCGGTCACCCAGTTATCAAATAAATAGGTAACTCCTTCCAGCTTCTCTGCGATAGAAGCGATTTTCCTTTCTACACTTATATTCATTGCTTATTCTGATATATTTCTCGTAATCGACGTTCATAACGTATTTTCTCCGCGTCCATATCAAGGCACTTGTACACTCTTACCCATGGAACACTCTCTACCTGCTCATGGTCAGTTATCCCCATACGGGTAGCATAGTAATCCACCAAGCCAAACAACCCGAACGAAAGCTTATCCACTCCGGCACGTCTTTCTTCCGGAGTCGGTACTACGCTCGTAGTTTCAAAAAGCTTGGTAATACGTTCAACCTCCCTGGTTACCCATGTGGAGAATCCCAAAATATCCGCTACCCCACACTTCTCTATCTTATCAATAGACAAACCAAGGACAACACGGCATGGAACCATTATACAATCTATTCCATTGCGTATGGATTGCAGTTCCATCAGCTGACCTATAGTGAGGTCATTCAGAGTCTCCGGAACTCTTACACCTGCGACAAAGTCCGGTTTAGGCAACTTCCCTATCTGATCCAACAGTTCAGCAGCATTGCTCGCCACGTTACTCAATATCAAAAACTCTTTTACTGTCATATCTGTCCTAATTTTGCTTTTGGTCTTTTAGGTATCGGTTTTATACGGAAAAGCATTGCCATTATCAACATGTCGAGGTAATCCGGAGAATGTCCGAGTATATCTTTCATATTCTCCTTGCTGATTATCCCTTTCTTCCGGGTATCGGCATCTATATGGTCTTGCTTCAAGACGGACAATTCTTCCATTATGCGCTCTCTTTGCGCTTCCATACATATAATTCTTATCTGCCGATTATTTATTAGCTCTGCAAGCTTAAATGCACATTCAGACTTCAGATTGTCGTACTCTGGATTAATAGGTCGGTTACCACCATGAAATTCTTTGATGCCATTCAAATAACTTTCAAGGTAGCTTCCAAGTCCATCACTATCAACGACCATCATGCTACGTGGAATCTTCCACTGTATCATCATGTTTTTAAGGTCCGTCTCAATAGATTTACCCGTGCTATATTCCTGGTCTAACCGGATATAACACACATTGCCTACCCAGTGCCCTCCGACAAAGCGGTCACGTCCTTTCATGGCAAGGTCAGCTGCTCCCGTCGATAATCCTATCGGTTTTACGTGCTCATTTGCGAATAGGTCACAAATAGCATCATAATCACAGAGTGCTGTCGGGTCGTTGTCATACTCCCAATTACCATAGTACAAGCGCTCCTTTGTCACTTTGTCCCTGGTATTACGGAGCGTATCTATGTAGTCCTCGGTAGCGTAGGGATTATCCTGCACCAATGCTTGAATAAAAGCGTATGGGGCTTCCAGCCTGCCTTCTTTCCACGGTTTATAGAACTCACGATAAAGCCAGTTCTTCTTCGGATTGCAAGTGATAAGTATCTTTCCGGATATTCCATACACATCATTCAAGTGCCGTCCTATACGCGTCTTCAAAACCTCAAATGCGAGGTAGTGAACCTGCCCGGCTTCTTCAATCCACCCTCCAGTAAACTCCTTAGAGCCCAATCGCTCATACATCGGGTCTTTGACGGGATAATATGTCAAGTCAAGAAAGATGATTTCCGACCCATTCCCCAAAAGTATACCGTCATTGGTCTGCTTGTAATCAGTGAATCGATGCCACTTTGCCACCTTGTCGAAAGTGACAGAGATAGACTCACGGCTATCTTTCAAATTATTCCGGCCAGCAAACCATCGAGTGCCCGGGAGATAGTAAGCACATTGCATAAGCCATTCACACCCAAGCCATGACTTTCCACCTCCACCGGCGCCACCATAACACAGAAACTTCGTAACATCGTCACGAAGGTAGTTATAGGCTAACCTCTGCTTTATATTGACCTTATATCCCATTACTTGACTTTCTCCGCATCTTCTGTATATGGTAGAAATTTAAATCCTTTGAACTCTTTTCCTGCATTCGTATAGTCCACCTCTTGTTTGTCGGAAAGTCCAAGTTTACGGGCAATGATATTCGCATTGAAAGCTCCAACGCACGCTCCCTCAAACTGCTGCGTTTCGATGGTTTCCTCCACGCGTGCGATGACCTCCAAAAAATCTTCATCATTCTTATTTCTACATTCGGAACGAAAAGTGCTCCACCACTTGGAAGAAGCACCTACATAAATACAGAAACCGGTAAGGGAATACGGACGGGAAGTCGGGGAAACTTCTTGTTGTACTTGTTGCTCATTGACTGTCTCCACTTTCTTTCCTTTTTTCCTTCTTACCGGAACAGTCTTTTGAATGGCCTTTTTAGATAACCATGGGTTTTCATCACACCATTGGAAATACTCACATGCCGCCTCCCATAAGAGTTCTGGCGTGGAAAAAAGTTTATCCCTCCCATGCTTGCTCCTTAACATCCAAAATTTATTTCCAGTTGGTGCCGCCATCTTATTTCTTCTTGAATCGTTCGTCCAATATCTTAGGAACAGTGTTATTCCAATTAATCACGTGGTGCAATCTTTTCGTTTCCTCGCTATGGCCCATCACGCCCACCTTCACAGAGGATGGCATCATCATAACCGTATAAAAACTCTTGACATATGTCCCTTGACTCATGTATATATCCGTCATACCTCCTTTATTCTTCTGCGTCTGCTTCTGGTTTAGCGCCACTTGTGGAACCTGCAGAAGTAGACATCCCCTGCTACCAAGCGTGGTATAGGTGTTCACATCTTCATTAATGCGACCAACGAATTTAAACGGTCTATCTACGGAACAGATGAAAGAATTCATCGCTTTCCGTTTCATCTTCTCGCCTTTCAAAATATCGTTTTCCTTTCCCCCTACAAAATCGCCTCTCTGAGCCATAGCCAAAGTGAGAGCCGGAATACTTTCATAAAAACGTAGCATAGCTTCAAATACCACGTCCAATTGCTTTATTGCCCTCTGTTTGACTGTACCATCTCTGCCGTAAGTAAAAGAAAAAACATCGTAATCATCATCCAGTTCTATGAAGTATTTGTAACCAAGTTTCCTTGCTATCTGAAAGCAAGCATTGCGCGCATAAACAATAGCTCTGCGATCATCAAAATTATCCGCTTCATCAAAAGTCTCTGCAATCTTCGGTTTATCGAACATTACAACGTTTTTATATTTCGCGTAATAATCTGCGGCCGCCTTATCTTCATTGTCTATCACATAAACAATTGGTCCCGTATAGCCACACTTCCGCAATGTCTTATCTGTGATGACGGAATCGGCACGGCCATGCGTCAGTATGAACGCTACAAAATCACTCCTCATCTTCAGTGTCCTCCAGCATTATTTCATAAATATCCTCCTTGAACCGAGAATAACCGTTCTCTATCGCCTTATCAAAATCTATTATTACCAGTGCAGATGCCTCCATCAGTTCCTGGACTTCTTTCTCTTGATGAGCATAGAACTCTGCTATCTGTCCGTAATCAAATACTATATGCCTCAATGCTGCTATTCGAAGAAATTCCTTCACACGGGCCGGAACATCTGAATTGTCTATTTCCGAAAGCAGTTCTTCATATTTGCTTTTATCATAGAGAGAATTTATCTCCGGGCATACAGGGCTTTTAGGCTCATACACCGGAGCTTCAATCTTTTTCGTGTATTTATTCCGGGCATCACTTTCACTATCTACCAGACTATCATAGTCAAAATCAAAGTTTAATCCCCAATCCATCAAAGACTCTGCATTCCACTCCTTCAATAGTTTTTCGTCCCATGTACCATTATTCACGTTATCACGGATAATAATCTCCCGTTCCCGCTCTTCTGTCAACCCATGAAGCAGAACCGTCGGCACATCAGAAAGTCCTAGTTCTACACTGGCCTCATACCGTTGGTTTCCGGCTATAATCACCAGTTCCCCAGTCCGGTCAGAGAGTATGATGGGACGTGCTTCGAAGTAGTCCGGATTACTATAAATAGACTCTTTGAGTATCCGCATCTGCTCCTCTGATATGGTTCTGGGATTGTTATCCAGCTTTTTAAGGGTCTCTATTTTTCTATAAATTATCTCCATTGATACACTATTTTACGTTACGACAATAAAGATACCGAATAATCCACGAACGGACTATCCGGTATCAAAGAAGTTACTGACACGATTTGGCAGTACATTTTGCCATGCTAGTACGGTTTTCCATCTCCATTATTATCCCTATACTTATGTTTCCAATAGCTATTTAAACAGTTATATACAGTAACGCAGATTATCAAAACTGTTATAACAAACCAATACCAATCAAATTCCATATCCTACTTTATTACATTCCACTCACTTTCCATAATCACATAGTCACACTTGTTGCATCGATGCTGATAAGTCGGGAACGGAGCCGTCGTATAATCTTCGACAGCTATTTCTATACTGCCACATTCCGGACACTCAATTTTTACCTCTTTAATACCGGAATAGTCCCAGAAAGATAGTTTCCCTTTCACGTTCTCGATAGGTTTGGAGTAAAGGATAGGATTAGCCAGTACCCAGTTATAAACTCCTTTCTCTGCCCAGATGGAAGAGTGATTCACAACACAATCCACAATTTCGACACTTCCAATGATAGCAGAATTTACATATCCATTGCCACAAATAATCTCACTCTGGAATCCAAGTGAAAAGCTATCCCATTGCCTTTTCGTAAATACACTATTAGGATTAATCATTTCCATGGGGACGGCGCTTGAATGAATCAGCACCCTCTGCCCTAAGTATTTCTTAGGGCACGGCCAAGTTCGGTTCTCAATGTCTTTAATGCCGTGGACTATCAAGGATGCCCAAGGTTGTTTTATGGTTATTGCTTTCATAAATTATTTTTTATATTTACATTTGCGGAAAAATTTAATCTCAAATCGAATGAAAACTGAAACGGATGAATCTAAGTATTTTGTAGCACCACACAGATTAGTAGAAATAGAGGAAGAAAGAAAGCATATAGAGAATATATTTTATGCCAGATTTAACTACTTCATTTTGTTTTTTACCCTCTTTCTAAGTATAGAAGTCGCTATTTTCTTAGGAGATGCTATCCAAGCTGAATATAAATTAACTATACTGATAATATTATCTTTTTTAGGCTTTATTATATCAGCATTTATTTGTTGTACACTCCTTAAAATCAGAAAAGCGTTGGAAGTAACACTCAAATACAGGGACAGAAGTTCTATAACTGCCAAACTCATACGAGAAGACTTAGGAGAAAGGAAAAAAGGTTGGAATAAATATTTCTGTTCAGCAAACTACATACTCAGTTTTACAATTCCTCTTTTATGTAGTTTGTTCATGCTGTTGATTGGCGGCCTGCTCATATATTGTAAATACATGGACATAGAGCTATTCGTCCTTACTAAATGTCCATAATATATCGAATCCAAGTTTGATAATATACTTCTAATTTCTATTTCACAATTTTACTTTCTTTTCCATAATCAATATCTTTTCCCATGTTTGTTTTCTCTCAATTCGTTGTATTGCATCTTCTGCTCAATATGCCATATAAGGTCTATGTCCAGATGCTTGGCTAGACCATATATTTTAATGAATGAGTAAACTATATCCCTGTCAACAAGATTTCTGGTAATATTGAAAATGGACTCCGTGAATGTTTTGCCAATGAATATGTGCGAATATTCTTCAAGCACTTCATCATCCAGACAGCCATTCTCCAACTTAATCTTACGCAGTCCGCACAAGTCAAGCAGGCGGATAACTGCATCGGCAAGCTCGTCTTCCACACAGTCTTTGATATATGTTTCAAAGTTTTCCGCAAAATACTTATTTTGATAATGAAAAGTCCGTTCGTCAAATATTGTACCTTTTTTATCGACCGGAACTTTGGCAAATCGTCCTTTCCTGTCAGCTTCCACAGCTTCCATAAGCTCGGATATGACAAGGCAAAGGCAGTGTTCGTTACTCAGCTCTTCATCGTGGAAACCGTGCTCGCAGGCGGTTTTATAGGCGCGGTTTCGCCATTCGTTCAAATTAATATTTTCCATAATCATATAAGTTTTAATGCTTCTTGTATTCCTGCTTCAAGTGCTTCTTCGTAGGATTTATAATGGATAATAGGTCTGTCAGACAACCCAACTAAGTCATGGTTCGGAATTGTTAGTATATCATATATCCAATAGTCTCCATACATATAGGATACTTCAACGTGTAGCTTCTTGATTTCACGTAGCCACTTTTGGGCAACATACAATGTTGGACATAAAAACTCGAATAATTCTCCATATATTTCCATACAACACGACATACTTTGCGGAACGTCGTATTTTGTAACAACCTTATTGCGGTCTATTAGATGTTCACATTCCCAAACGAAACCTTTCTCTTTCAGCAGCTTCGCTGTCTCTAATGTTACAAGTTCTTCGGTCATATAATCATTTTTCCCCTTTATAAAGGGCACACCCAAATGAAAAAAGTAAAGTGTCAAATTCTAAACTTATCATTATGGATGTCGGGTGTGCCCGTTTTTATTAGTATATTTGTTTCGTCAAATTTTAAACTTAGTTATTATGCAATACTCTGTTATTGAAGTAAGCCCTAATATAAGGCTTGCCACTGATGAAGCGTTCGGTGATTTCAATGTGTATATCGTGAAAGAGATTCTCTGTTATGTCGATATGACATTTAGCGATGCGCTTCAAATCCCTTGTTCCTCGATAGATAAATGTACGGTTAGATACAACTACTTTAAGGATAATCCAATGTGCAGCAACCTTGGTAATGATAGGATTATTTACCTTCACACAAGAGGTGATTTTTGGTGCCAATGGATTTACCAATTTGCTCATGAGTATTGCCATCACATTATCAACGGGACTATGACTAGTGAGTTGTCTGGTTTGATGTGGTTTGAAGAATCCGTTTGCGAACTTGCTTCCATGTATAATCTGAATAGTTTGTTCCGAATTTGGAGTCAATATCCGCAATCAGTTCAGCGCCATTACGCCCCTTCTTTCCAGGATTATCTAAATGACCTTCTGGCAAAGAATCCAGAGTTATACGCTTCAACTCTTCATCCGAAATTTCTACAATCCTGGGATAGCCTTCTAAGAGGGAATGTATACCACAGAGACCATTACAATGCAATTGCTGCTCGAATGTTTCCTCTGTTTCTCGAAAATCCTTATCTGTGGAAGATGATTCTTCACATTGGCGACTCCCGTCAGTGGAATTCGCTGGAAGAACTGTTTGCCCATTTGGAGAGGAATGCCGATGACAGTTATTCGGATTCTCTGATTCAATTAAAAAATCTTTTGATTCCATAGTTTTAGTTTTTAATTTCTGATTGTTCAGTTTCTTAAAAAATTTCATCGGTGACACTAAGGAACCCGACGAAATGTCTTTGAAAAATTCACTATCATCATTCACACCCAATACAAGACAATACTCCTGCGGATTAACTTTTGCCAATTCACGGAGCTTCTTTTCCCTATCTACACCAGCATAAAGAATCCCGGTATATTCCAAAGTAATAGAGCCGTGCACACCTTTCAAATCTGATAGCTTTAATATTTTCCCTCTTGACATTATTCAATCTCCTTCTATGTTGTATTCCAAATAACTGAATACTTTTTTATTTGTTATTAACTTTATAA